GAGCCGGCCGCTGTCGAGTGGCTGCGCTCTCAGACGGACCTCGCACACGAGGTGGCGGCGAACCTGTGGAAGCAGCTCACCGCGTCCCCCCGGAAGCACGTCGTGCGCACTCCCGAGGGGCTCTGGGTCGGCTCATCCAATCATCCGTTTTGATGCTCCTGCTCCATTCCCAGCTTCTCCTTCAGCCGGCGGAAGTTCTCCTTTGCCTCCTCAAGCGGGACGTGTCGGCCGAATTCTTCATCGGCGGGCTCGGCGGCCGGCTTCCTCGTCCAGTGCCGGAAGCCGCACATGGCGTCACCGTACCAGCGCCCTTGTCGGGTCACGAGGTATTTCGCGGAGCGAGCGCTGGAAAAAACGTGGTTGGCCAGCTCGTTGCCGATACCGAACTCCCGGCAGATCCAGTCAAGGACTTCGCTCTTGCCGGCTCGCGTGTGTTTGAGGCCCGGCATCTGGGCGAGGCGGGGCCAATAGTGGTGATATTTGGGTGGTCTGCGGATCATGGGTGTGGGTGTAGATATATTGCATCCCTAATCGTTCCAGTCTGGGCGGGATACATTTACTCCCAGACAGGCGGCCGGAACGAATATTGCTCGCGCCGCGCTCTCCGAATATTATGCCTGGGCACAATTTGTCAATTTTCTCCCCGAAATATATTACGCCCCGGCGCACTGTCTCTCGGGAGAATAAATATACTACGTATAAGACGACGGTTCTCAAACCGCCGTCGTCTTAGAGACGCCGGTCGACCCGTCGTAGTTCCGCTCGGGAGTACTGAGCCCTTCCGACGCCCAACGCCAGACGCCCGCCGTTCGCAGCCAGTTCGCGCACAGCAGCGGTTCGACCAGGCCGGCGACCGATGACAGCGGACAGCCCCCATCCCCCCCGCAAATCGAATCCTGGCGCAAAAAACGCAATCGAGTCCTTATGAACACAACCCGCACCCGATACCAACGCCGGCCACCGGCAGCCAACGCACGCTACAACCGCTACTACGTCATGCGCATCAGACGCCTCGCCGGCAGGGAGTGGCGAGCGTTCGTGGCCAAGGGCTACGACGAGGCCATGCGAAAGGCCGAAAACGTGCAAGGCTGCCTTGAGGTCACCGAGATTCACGAGGTCTCCCGCGAGGAGTACCTCAACGCCATCGACAACATCAACAAAGGAGTAAAATGAACACGCCACTTGAATCCGGGTTCGACGACCCGACGCAAGACTCTGCCCCCGCCGCAATAAGCCATTGCACCGCCATCGGCCGGCATTATCCTTCCCAGATGTGGCGCAAGTCCATCTCGCACGAGCGGCTTCACTTCATTCGCGACAGCGAACCGCTCTGCGGGGTCTCATGGACAGGATCTCTCGCCCCCCTCGGATATGAAACCAAATGCCCCTGGTGCCAGAAACGCCTCGACGGCAAAGCCGACGGCAGCGCCTTCCAAAACAGGCGGCCGCCCAAAACGCCCGGCTGGTCAATCTCTGGACGCATCACAGCCTCTCAGATCAGAGCGTCATGAGCGGTTCGCTCAGGCCGTGGCCAACGGCAGTACCGATTCAGACGCCTACCGGCTCGCCGGGTTCGCCGGCAAACACACGCACAAGCGGGCTGCGGAGGTCAGGGCAGTTCAGGGCATGGAGGCCCGGATTGCGGCCATCCGGGCAGCGGCCGCAGCCAAGTCCATGCTGACCAAGGAACGAGCGATGCAGCTCTGCGCGGAGCTGGCGGAGGGACGGCACGGGGCAGAACCTCATCACCGGATCAGCGCGATGGAGAAGGTCGGCAAGTGGTGCGGCTGGGAGTCCGGCACTCAGGCTGAACAGGCCGCCGCGCAGGCGCTCGGAGGCGTGTCCGAGATGATGACCCGCATCCGCTCGCGCCGCGCATGAACCCGTCGCCGTCGTACACCTACGCCGCCGAGGTGCTGTCAGTCACCGATGGTGACACCCTGAAGCTCCGGGTCGATGTCGGATTCGAGGCCGACCGGCGGCTCGCGGTGCGGCTGGCCGGCGTCTTCGCCGCCGAGCGGCACGAGGAGCTGGGCAGCCTGCACACTGGCCACCTGCGCAGCCTGCTCCCGGTCGGCAGCAAGGTGGTCGTCGTGACCCAGCGCAACCGCGGGTCAGATGTCACGACGTTCGGCCGGTACGTCGCCGACGTATGGTGCGACGGCCAGCACGTTAACGAGGAGATGCGCCGGCTCATCGGGGAGCCGCAAGGCGCGGGCGCACCATGATCGACCCGAATGCCATGACGCCGGCCGAGCTGGCCGACTGGGATCGGCGCACCGCGCCGGGACTGGCCGACGGCATGGACGATCCGGTTTGGCGGCTCTCGAACCTCTACGTCTGCCTGAATGCAAACGGCGAGGTTGTGCCGTTCATCCCGACGCCGGAGCAGCGGCTGGTCATCTGGTGCATCCATGCGCGCGGGTGGCGGCGGATCCTGATTCCGAAGGCCCGCCAGCTCGGCATGAGCCTGGTTCTCTGCCTGCTCGGCCTCGATTACGTTCTCTTTCGAGCCGGCGCGAAGGCCGCCTTGGTCGACAAAAGCGAGGACGACGCCAAGAAAAAGTTGCGCGAGAAGGTCAAGCTGGCGTGGGAAGGCATCGACCCGGCCATCTCGGCCGTCCTGCCGGCGGTCGTCACGGCAAACGCCATCACGTTCGGCGAGGGTCTCGAGTCCTCGGCCTACGAGGCGGACGTGTCATTCCGAGGCGGGACCGTCCAGTTCCTGCATGTGTCGGAGTGGGGCGAGATCCAGATGCGCCAGCGCGAGCGGTCACGCGAGATCCGGGACGGATCCCTGCCGGCCGCCGAGCGCGCGGAGGACGGCGTGGTTGTCGTCGAAACGACGTGGCATGGCGGCCTGGACGGCGAGCTGGGACCATATGTGCGCGAGGCGCTGGACACTCCGGAGGCCAGCAAGGGGCCGAAGTCGTGGCGGATCCTGTTCTTCCCGTGGTGGGGAAGCTCGGCCTACCAGACCGATCACGGCTACCTCGATCAGGAATCGAAACGCTACTTCGAGAAGCTGCGGGCAGAGTACGGCATCGAGCTGACCGAGCGGCAGAGGCTCTGGTACGCCAGCGAACGACGCACCCGCGGGGCCCGGGCAATGCGGTCCCAGTTTCCGAGCGTGATGGCCGAGTGCTGGGAGACGATGCCGGAGGGGGCCGTCTATGGCTCCTTCATCGAGGTCGCCCGCTCCGAGCAGCGAATCAAACCGTACACCGCCGACGGCCGGTGGCCGGTGCATACGTTCTGGGATCTAGGCCATCCCCTCAACACGGTCGCGTGGCTGGCCCAGATCACGCCGGAGGAGATCCGCGTTCTCGATGTGCTCATGGAGCTGGACGTGACGCTGGAGGCCCGGGCCGCCATGCTCGCCGCAAAGGGGTGGATCTACGGATACCACTTCCTTCCGCACGATGCCGGCGTCCGCCAGTCGTCCGGCCTGTGTCAGGCCGACGAATTCCGGCGGGTCTTCACCGCGGTCGGTGGTCACGTCCGGATCGTGCCGAGGGTCAGCGACGTGTGGCAGGGGATCAACTCGCTCCGAGGCATCTTCCCCCGCCTGGTCTTCCGGGATCCGGCGTGCCGGCCCGGCCTCGACCATCTGGCCAGATACCACTCGATCAGGGAAACCTCGACCGGCATCGCCCGGGACGAACCGGTTCATGACCGCTACTCGCACGCGGCCGACGCCCTACGGCAGCTTGCTCAGGCGCTCGACGGCAACATGATCGCGGGCGGCCACTCGATTGCTCATGTCCCCGGCAGGCCGGTCGGCCCAGCCGTCAACGTCATCCGCGCCCGCACCCGACTGTGACTCCGTTCGATGAGGCCATGGCGGTTTACCTCCGCCACCCGACCCGCCGGGACTTCTCGGCCGACATCCTCGCGCACTTGCGGACGGGGTACGTCGTCGCGACGCCGTGGGGGTTTGTCGCGTTCCGGCCGGTCCTGCGCGACTCACCGGAGGATCTGATTCTCGACCCGCAGTACGAATTCCCCTACGCTGACACTTGGCACGTCTGGCTCGCGGCCGGCGACTGGAAGCGGCTCCTGCTGGAGCATCTGCCGTTCGGCCTGCCGTGGATCTCGTGGGAGCGGGATTTCAAGCTGCGGTTCTGGCGGCTGGAAAAACTGCTTGCAAAGGCGGAGGGAGTCTCGCTTGCGGGAGGTTATGGGCAAAGGAGGATCAAAGGCGGCCATCGCTGAGTCGAAGAAGGCTCGGCAGCAGACCAATGCGTTCAACCGGATGTCGCTGCGGTCGGCGCAGGACCAGTTCAAGAAGTCCATGAAGTTCCAAAAGGAGTCGCTGGCGGCAACGCTGGCGGCCTCGCGGGTCGCTCCGATGGGCTCCGACTCGACCCGCGACCAGTACGCGGCAGCCGATGAGATCGCTCGGGCCGCGGCCAAGCGCACCGGCATCAGCACGTTCCGATTCCGACAAGCATGACAGCCGCCCCCTCCGCCATCGACCTGCTCAAGCAGCGGGACGGCCTCTCGACGCATCACGCCTCGATGCGCAACCTCTGGGACGAAGCGAAGCGTCTTTCCTCTCCTGTCGGCCCGGAGTACTTGGTCAACGACGTGTCGGCCCCGCGGCTGGTGCGCCAGCTCTCGGCCGTCGCCGTGCAGGCGAACCGCAACTTGGCGGCCGGCCTCATGTCGTGGATCATGCCGCAGGCGTCCGACTGGTTCAAGTGGGAGCCGGCCCGCGCGGTCAAGGACAACAAGGGCGTCGCCCGGTGGCTGGCCGAGTGCTCGGAAATCGCGCACGACATCCTCCGCTCAAGCAACTTTTACGACGAGGCAACCATACTCATGCTCTCGCGGAACGAAGCCGGCACGGCCTCGATCTGGATGCGGGCAAAGGAGGAGGCCGACGACGTTACCGGCCAGTGGGGGGACGATTCGAGTCCGCTCACCTTTGAAGTGTGTCAGGCGCACGAGGTGATGGTCGCCGAGGATTCCCGCGGGCGGGTCGACAAGTGGTTCCGGACGGTCCATTTCACTGCCTCGCAGGCGATGCAGGAATTCGGCGACCAGGCTCCCGCGCACGCGAAGGAGGCCGCCAAGAAGCCGGGCAATGAGTCGACTCAATCGGAATACGTTCACGTCATCTACCGTCGCCGGCAGCCGGCCGGGCCCAGTGCTCAGGAACAAATGCCATGGGCATCGGTGTGGATCTGTCCGCGAGAGAAGCGGATTGTCAAGGCGGGCGGCTACCCGCGGCAGCCGATCTTCACCGTCCGGTGGGAGCGGTGGAGCCGGCGCAGTCCCTACGGCATCTCGCCGGCCATCATCGCTCTCGGCGAGGTGCGCGGGGTCAATTACTTCGAGATGCTACTCACGACGCTGGCGGAGGTGGCCGTCGAGCCGCGGATCCAGGTTCCGGTGGCGCATGACGGTGTCGTCGACCTCGCGCCCGGCGGCGTGACCAAAGTGCTCGACGCCGGCACCGCACCGAAGGAATGGGCTCCCGTTGGCGAGCTGAATTGGGGGCTGGAGATGCTGGAGCGGAAGGAGAAGCGGATTCAGGAGGTCTTTCTGAATGATGTCTTCGCGCAATTCGCCATGCTGGAGCGCCAGATGACGGCCTTTGAAATCGCGCAGCGCCTGACCGAGAAGCTCGCCCGGGTGGCTCCGGCGACGAATCAGCTCAACTCCGATTTCTTCAGCCCGTTCCTCGAAACCCTGTTTCACTGGTGCTATTTCACCGGCCGGTTCCCGGAGCCGCCGGTCGACGCCTTCATGCCTGACGCTTTCGGCCGGCTCAAAATGCCGTGGCCGGAGGTGATTCAAACCAATCGGCTCGCGCGCGAGCAGTCGGCCGAGACCGAGCAAGCGATCATGCGTGTCGCCGGCACGCTCGCGCCGTTCCTCGAAGTCGCCGGCCCGTCGATCCTCGACGCGATCAACCTCGACAAGCTGCCGGAGGTGCTGGCCATCGAGGCCGGCCTGAAGACCGAGCTGATCCGGAAGCCGGATGAGATTGCCAAGCTCCGCGATGAGCGAGCCAAGGCGCAGCAGCAGCAGCAGGCGCTTGAGCTTGCGGCCAAGCAGCCTGAGCTTGTGGCCGGCGCTGCGCAGGCGATGGGGATCGGAGGCCCGCCCGCATGAAATCATTTGAACAAGTCCTAGGTCTCGAAGATTCGGCCACCCGCGAGAAGTTCGTGGCGGCCTGTCAGGACATCTTCCGGTCGCCATCCGGCCGGATCGTCATGGCTCACCTGTGCGCGGCCCGCCACCCGATGTCGTTCCCGCGAGGCGAGACAACGGACGATACCATGGTTGCCAACGGCCAGCGCGAGGTGGTGGCCACCCTGTTCCGCTGCTCGCAGACTCAGATCACCTTATGAAACGGAAGAAAGACTCACCCGCGGTCGAGACCGCGGTCGAAGCCGCTGTCGCTGACAGCGAAACGAAGCAAGAGGCCGCTCCGGTGCCGGCTCGGCACACTCCCGACGCCGGAGTGAAAGAGTACGGCATCAGCCTCGATGAGATCTCGCGGCGCAGCCGCGCGACTCGACGCTGATTCCCATGGATACCAACACCCAAACCCAAACCCAACAGGCCACCGGCACTCCCGAAGGCCAGCAATCGGCCCCGCCGGCAATCTTCACCGAGGGGCTCAACTTCGCGCAGGACTGGTTCCAGGTACTGCCGGAGGAGTTTCACGGCCTCGCCAAGGACGCCAAGTCCCTGCCGGATGTCTTCGCGCGGCTCAAAGGCTCGCGCGATGAGCTGGCCGCCCGCGGCTCCGGCCTGCGCGTGCCCGGCGAGAAGGCCACCGATGAGGAGCGAGCCGCCTTCACCAAGGAGCTTTACAAGCATCTGGGGGTGCCGGATACGCCGGACGCTTACGAGCTGACTGCCCCCGAGGGGTACGAGGCCGACAAGGAGCTGATTGAGATGGTGGCCAAGCTCGGCCCCGAGATCGGCCTGAGCAAGACCGGCGCATCGAAGCTGGCGGAGGCGTATAATCAGCAGATGCTCGCGCGGATCGAGAAGATCCGGGCCGAGGAGACTGCGCGCCTCGATACCGAGCGCAAGGAGCTGGCGAGCGAGCTGGGCGACAAGGCGGACACAGCGGTCGCCATGGCCAAGGCTGCAGCCAAGCGGCACGGCTGGCCGGAGGAATCGATGGACCCGACGAATCCCGCGTTTGTCGGGGCGGAGGCGTTCAAGCTGGTGCATTCGCTCGCGTCCGAGCTGGCGGTGGCCCAGGGGGCCGACCGAACCGGACAGGTGCAAGGCACCGCCGGCAGCCGCGCGCGTGACATCGATTGGGCGGTGCGCGTCCAGCAGGGTCTGGAGCCCGAGAGCGAGTACATCAAGGACCGCGCGCACCCGAAACACGAGGAGACGTGGCGCGAGATTCGCGCGGCCTACGCGGCCAAGCATCCGGGGAAGCGGTAAAAAAACCGCTTGCAAATCGGTCTGGTGTCTCGCTTGCGAGTGAGACATCAGACTCTGAGCCCCGATGTCGGCCCGCTCGCTGTAGAGTCACATTCCACGACCGGCCCCGCCATGGGCTCCCGTGAGGGGGATGAGAGGATAACCAATCATCGCAATAACCTTACTTTACCATGGCTGACGGAAGCATCGTGACTCAAATTCCGGACCACATCCGGGCTCAATTCTCCGACCAGTGGGGAATCCAAATCCAGCAACTTGACGCCAAACTGGCGGGCGTCATGACCGTCGAACCCGGGTGGACCGCGAAGGACTACTATTTCGACGACGTGGAAAAAATCGACTGGGCGGAAGAAACCGGCCGGCACGAGGATACCAACCCGACCGAGGTCGACCTCAGCAAGATCCGCGGGACCAAGCGTTACCTGAAGGTCGCCAAGATCTTCGGTCGCCGGGACGCCGAGTGGCTCGACCGCATCGGCCGCCCCGACTCCGAGGTGATGACGGCAATGAAGGCCGGCTTCATGCGTGCCCTCGATGACCGCTGCGTCGCCGCTGCGGCCGAACAGAAGTACGCCGGCCCGGAAAACGCGCAGACGCTCATCAGTTTCCCGGCCGGGAACGTGGTCGCTCAAGACTTCGTCCTCTCCGGTGCCGCGGCCAATTCCGGCCTGACGGTTCCGAAACTGTTCGAGGTCGAGCGCCTCGCCCGCGTCGCCGACGTGGACTTCGACTCCGAGGAATTTTACCTCGCCATCGGGCCGAAGCAGATCCAGGACATGGTGGCGCACGTCACCGCGGCCGGAAACGACATCTATGCCAAGATGCTCGCCGACTGGCTGAACAACCGCTCGTCGAAGCTGCTCGGCATCTTCAACGTGATTGTCTCGAACAAGCTGGAGATTGTCTCCGGGTCGAACTCCTACCGCCGATGCCTGGCCTTCACCCGCCGCGCGTTCGCGAAGTCTCCCGAGACGCACACGACCGCCGTCGACACTCTGCCGGGCAAGTCCCACAGCGTGCAGATTGCGGCCTACGGAGACACCGGCGTTGTCCGCCGGTACGACAACCTCGTGTACCACATGCTCTGCGACGAGACCCTGTAACCCTGACAACTGCCGGCGACCTCCCCGCCGGCCTTCATTCACACTTCACACTGTTATTTTACCATGGCTGAACTTCTCTCCGCATTCGCTCAGGCTCAAACCAACGCGAAAGGCGCAAAAACCAACGGATACCCCAACGCGGCTCGGATGCAGCGGACGATCAAGGTCGCCCGCGACACCTACACCACGACCGGGGCGGAAGCGAACAACGACACGATCAAGCTGGGGGTCTTCCTCCCGGCCGGCTCTGTCGTCAACGTCGAGAACTGCAAACTCCGCTTCGGCGCGAGCGGCACCTTCTCGGCCTCGGTCACTCTGCAACGGGTGCGAGCCGGCGTGGCGACTTCACTGTCCGCCGCTCTGGCCACGACCTCGGCCGCTGTCGGCACGTTCGCCGCGGCCGCGATCACGCCCCCGACCGAGAGCCAAGCCGGGGATTTCCTGCAGCTCCTCATTACGCCGTTCACCTCGGCGACCGCGGGCAAGGTCATTGCCGCCGAGATTCAATTCGACGCGCCCCTGACCTAAGACCCGATGACACAGACCGGCATCGCGAATCTCGCCCTCTCGCACCTCGGCGCGTCCCAAATCACAGCGATTACGGATGCGACGGTGGAGGCGGAGGCAATTCGCGATTGCTGGGACGCGGTGCGCAACGGGCTGATCCGGGCGCACCGATGGAATTTTGCCAAGACGCGGGCGTATCTGACGCCTGTCGTATGGGGGGAGTCCTTCGCTCTCCCGACTGACTGCCTCCGGGTGGTCCGTGTGAACGGTGTCGACCAGTCCGGCACCGTCGACGAAGGAGCCGAGATCGAGGGGCGGACGCTGCGGCTCGCGGCCACTACCTGCGAGGTGGTGTACCTCCGGATCATCGAGAATCCGGACGACTGGGACGCTCTGTTTACCATCGTTTTCGGGTACGAGCTGGCGGCTGCGGTCGGGCCGCGCCTCGCCAACGGTTCGCAGTCGCTGGCGTCTGAGATGCGCGACCGCGCGACCGATCAACTGCAGATCGCCATGGCGGCAAATGCCATCGAGACAAAGCCGACGATCCGTCGGGCAATCGAGGGGAGCCGCTACCTCGAACACGTCTGGGGCTCGCCCGTCGTCCGCTCCGCCCCCTCTGCTCCGGCCCCGCCGACGACGGCCCCGGCTGGCAGCTCCTCGACGCCGGTCATCACCATTGTCCAAGGAACGGACGGCGCGTGGTACGAAAAAACGACGATGCCGGACGGGACGGAATTCTTCAAACCTGTCTTCACTGCTCTGCCATGATCCGCGCCTGCCTCGTTGTTCTCGCTCTCGTGACCTCGTCCGCCGCCGCCGACGAGGTCTTATTCAATTGGCGGCCAGACAACACTGGCCCGTGGGAGCCCAAGCGGCTGCTCGCCACGCCTGGCTACGTCCTGCAGGTCGATGAGAACGGCGAGCCGGCATTCGTCGCGCCTGTGTCGGGCGACGGCACCGGCAACGTCGTGGGCCCGGTCAGTTCTGTTTCCAGCAACGTCGCGGTCTTCAATGGCCCGACCGGCAAGATCATCATGGACGGCGGGTACAGCATCGCCCAGATGCTCTCCCGCTCGGCTCACACCGGCACCCAGGCGGCGGGCACCATCACTGGGCTCGCAGCCTCGGCGACCACTGACACAACCAACGCGAGCAACATCGGGTTCGGCACCCTGCCCGATGCGCGTCTCTCGTCCTCGGTCGCCCTTGAGACGACCGCCAACACCTTCACGGCAAACCAGACGCTGACGACCGGGACCACGCCGGCATGGGTGGTCAACCGCACGGGCGGCAAGAACGGAGCCTTTGGTGCCGGCACCGGCGGCGCGTTTCTCAGCTACGACGACAGCGGGTTCTTCGGGATCCTTCGGTCGACCAATGCGAACAACCTCGCGAACCCGGGGCAATTCGGCAGTTGGTCGATGTACATCGAGTCGGACGGTGACATCGGGGTGGGCAACATCGCGCCGACCGCCAAGCTCGATGTCACCGGCACGGTCAAGGCGACTGCCTTTGTCGGCGATGGCTCGGGTCTGACCGGCGTGGCTGGAGGTGATGTCGACGGTCCGATTAGCGCCACCGACTCACAGATTGCCGTGTTCGATGGACCGACCGGGAAGATCCTCAAGGACGGTGGCGTGACGCTGGCGACGCTGCGCAACGCCTCGACCGCGTTCACCTCGGGCACCGTACCTGTCGGGACGCTCGGAAGCGGGACCGCCAACAGTTCGACCTACCTGCGCGGCGACGGGACGTGGTCGACTCCGTCGGGGTCCGGTAACGTGACAGGACCGGGATCCTCGACCGTCGACAACCTCGCGGCTTTCAACGCGACCAATGGGCAGTTGCTCAAGGACGGCGGCTTCGCTTTGTCGGACGTGGCGCGCCGATCCCAGGTCAACACGTTCGCCGCTGGCCAAACGATCCAGCACTCGACCAACCCGTTCCTCGCGGTCTCCCGCACGAGCAACAAGGCTGCGGCACTGGGCGCTGGGACGGGTGCCGGCTTCATCTCCTACGACTCCTCGGGAGACTTCGCCATCGGGGCGGCGACCAATGCGAACGTCCTGGCCGCGCCGGGGACGACCGAGACTTGGCATATGTGGCTCAAGGGCGCTACCGGACGGCTCGGCATCGGGACGACCACGCCGGCCACCCTGCTCGACGTGAACGGCACAGTGACGGCCACCGGATTCAGCGGACCCGCCAGCGGGCTCACGGGGCTCCCTGCGGCGCAACTCTCGGGCACGGTGCCGACCGGCAACCTCGGCTCGGGCACGGCGAACGGGACGACCTACCTGCGAGGCGACGGCACCTGGTCGACTCCGGCCGGCACGGGTGACGTTGTCGGCCCATCCGGCGGGGCGACCGATGGCGCGATTGCCACCTTCGACACAGCGACCGGCAAGCTCCTCAAGAACTCGACCAAGCTGTCTGCCCAGGTGCCGCAGCTCAACACGACCAATACGTTCGGGGAAAACGTGACCATCGCCAAGGCGGCTACCACTGGACTGGTCGTCTCTCACACCTCCGGCAAGGCGGGGGCACTCGTCGCCGGCACTGGTGCCGCCGTCTTCTCGTTCGACTCCTCGGGCGCGTTCGGCATCGGCTCGACCACCAACGCCAACGTGACCGGCGCGCCCGGTCAGTTTGAGACCTACCGTCTCTGGATCGAGGGATCGACCGGCAATGTCGGAATCGGCACCGGCAGTTCGTCGCCGGCATCCAAGCTGGAGGTGAGCGGCACGGTCACCGCGACCACGTTCTCCGGGTCCGGCGCGAGCCTGACCGCACTCAACGCCAGCAACCTCACGACCGGCACCGTTCCCACGGCGCAGCTTGGATCCGGTACGGCGAACAATACGACCTACCTGCGTGGCGATGGGACGTGGCAGACGGTTTCCGGCGGCAGCGGGATGTCGACGACCGACCAGGACAACGTGTACTACGGCGACGGCAGCGACGGCGACGTGACGGTCAACACTGCCACGCAAAACGCGGGCGATTGGTTGAGTGCCGGCGTGATGACCCGGGACGTTTACCTGAACGATTTGACCATCAACTCGACCGGCCAAATCCAGACGAACGGGTGGCGCATCTTCGTCAACGGGGTGCTCGACATCACTGCCGCCGCTGCGAACTCCATCGTTGTCTCGACCACTTCGGCGAACGGTGCGAACGGATCCGGTTCGACTGCTGGCTCGTCCGCCGCCTCGGCGGGTGCTCAAAATGCCTTAGGCGATGGTGTCGATGGGACCAACGGCATCGCCGGTGGGACTGGCGCGACCTCTGCAGCGTCTAGTCCGAGCGGTCCCTACGTTATGGGTGGTCGAGGGGGGTCGACCGGCAAGGGCGGGAACGGCTCGAACGGCTCGGCATCGACCACGACCTCCACTACGGCTCCCACGCCATACAAGATCCGCCGCTACCAGGACATCCTGGCGGTCGGCGTGAGCCTGATGCGCGGAGGTCAAGGCACCCGCGGTGGTGGTGGCGGGACGGGGGACGGCACCAATGCCGGCGGCGGCGGCGGGGGTGGTGGATCGGGGGCTGGCATCATCTGGATCGCTGCGCGCACGATCTCGCGGGGCGGTTCGACCGCTGCCGGAGCCATCCAAGCGAACGGCTCGAACGGCGGCAACGGCGGCAACGCGGCAGCAGGCAACTCTGGTGGTGGCGGCGGCGGGGGTGGTGGCGGCGGCGGCTTCGTCCTGATCTACCACGGCGGGCTGACCGGCACGACCGCGACGAACGCCATCCATGTGAGCGGCGGCAACGGCGGCGCGGGCGGCACCGGAGTCGGGACCGGCATCGGCGGCAGCGGCGGACAAGGCGGCTACGGCGGTCGGGTCATTCTCGCCAACCTCGCGACCGGAGTATTCTCTGAAAGCGATGGAACGACGACCGGCGGCACTGGGCCGAATGCGTCTGGAACCACGGCAGGTGGCACCGCCGGCACCGGAACCTCTTATACCGTCTCCCTATGATCTTCGGACACAAGACCCAAGCTCGCACGATCTCGACCGACCAGGCCACGTTCGACCGCATGGTCTCAGACGGTGCCATTGTCGCCGCAGACTGGATGGAGTGCCCTCCGGTCCCGGTCTATGACCCGGCGACCCAGGCGGCACCGTACTGGGCCAGCGGCGCGTGGCAGGTGCGGGCGCTGAACGCGGAGGAGATCGCGGTGCGGGCGGCAACGGCGCAGGAGGCGAACGATCTCGAAAGCGAGCGGGCGCAGATTGCCGCGGTCCTGAACGACTTGAAGAACGGGACCGGCACGACCGCCCAGCGGCTGACCCGCTGCGAGCGCGCCATCGTGTTCCTTTTCAAACGCCTCATCCAATGAAATCTGCACTTCTCGCTCTACTCGTCGTCGTCACCCTGGCCGGCATCGCCGCCGCCCAGGTCGCACTTCCCAAGACCATCCTGACCTGTGACCCGCCGCCAGCGGGTGATGTCGTCCGGGGTTACATCTTGTACAAGCGTGCCGCGACCGGGACGGGGTGGGAGGTGGTGAAGGTCTTCAACTCACCCGACCGCCGCTTCGAGGTGCCGCAGCCGATCATCGGCGGCACCGAGTTCTCTCTGACCTGCTTCAACGAGGCGGGCGAGTCTGACTACAGTGACTCGCTCATCATGCCGGGCCGCCCGGGCAAGCCGCTGAGTACCCGGGTAATTATCGAGTTCGGCCAATAATGCGCACGCTCCTCAACAGTTTCACGTCCGGCGTTCTCAGTCCCCTTACAGTCGGGCTCACCGATCTGGAGGGTACGCGCAAGGGGTGTCGGATCCTGAAAAACTTTCAGGTTCTGCCGTCTGGCGGCGTCGTGCGCCGGCCCGGGCTGGTGCATCAGGCGGTCGCCCATGCCGGCGAGCCGATCCTCGTGGGGTTCAACTACAGCGCGACCGATGCCTTCCAGATCGAGATTGGAGCCGGGTATTTTCGGATCCTGAACGAGGCCGGCGACCTTGTGGTGACGCCGTCGACTCCGCCGGTCGGGGCGCTCTCGGCCGCCGGCCAGCCTCTGCGGTACGCCGCGCCGTGGACCGAGGAGCAGCTTCCCCGGCTGCAGTGGCTGCAGGCGAACAACCTGCTTCTGTTCTTCCATCCGGAGGTGGCGACCCAGCAGATCGTGCGGGTAGCGAATGACGACTGGCGGCTGACGCCGGTCGATTGGAAATTCCCTCCGCTCCGCGACCAGAACCTGACCGCGACGACGCTCACCTCGTCGGTGACGGCTGTCGGTGCCACCGGCACGCTCACGGCCAGCGCGGCGACGTTCAACGCCGGCCATGTCGGCGGCATCTGGGAAGTGAAGCATGTCCGGACGGCCCCGATTGAAAAACTCTCGTTTCCCCTGACCATCACGACCGGCGTCACGTCGACCGCGATGCGGGTTATCGGGAAGTGGGAGATCTTCACTGTCGGCGAGTGGAATGGGACGCTCGCGCTCGAACAAGAGATCACGCCCGGCGTCTGGGAGACCATCCGGACGTGGCAGTCCGAGCGGGACTACAACGTCCAGACCTCCGGGCAAGTCGAGGTCGAGACGGTTCTGCGGCTCAAGTTCATCGGCACCGGCTACTCTCCGGGCGGGTCGATCCCGGCCCCGCGCGCGCAGATCACGGCCATCGACCCAGCGGTGAAGGGGCTGGTCAAGATCACCGGGCACACGTCGCCGACGGTGGTCTCGATCCAGGTCATCCGCGCGCTGCATGATACCTCGGCAACCAGCCGGTGGTCCGAGGGCGCGTTCTCGACGTATCGAGGCTTCCCGCGGACGGCGTGTTTTCACGACCAGCGGCTCGTCCTCGGCGGGGTGGCGTCGCTGCCTCTGACCGTATGGGGCAGCCTGACGGCTGACCTGTTCAACTTCGAGCGCACCGGTCTCGACGACGGCTCATGGACCTATGAGCTGGCCGCGACCGAATCGAGTCCGGTGGCGTGGATCTTCAGCCAATCGCGCGGCCTGATCGTCGCGACCGAGGCCGAGGAATGGCTCATGCAGGGGAGCGAGGGGAAACCGATCACGCCATCGAGCATCGAGGCGATGCGCAAAACCTCCTACGGTTCCGACCCGCAACGGGTGGTGCTGGCCGGCGGCTCGGTCATTTACGTCCAGTCCGGCGCGTTCGCCCTTCGGGAGTATGTCTTTGACTTCGCGACTCAGAACTTCGTCTCGCCGGACATTCTTGAGCTTGCGGATCACCTGCCTATCGGGGGGATTCGGTGCGTAGCCTTCGCGAAGAAGCCGGTGCCGACGCTGTACGTCGTGACGTGGGCCGGCAAGCTGCTCTCCTGCACCTACCGCCGGGCCGAGGGCGGCACGCTGGTCGCGTGGTCCGAGCATGTGACGGACGGCGAATTCCTCTGGGTATCTGTCCTCTACAACGAGGACGAATCCGACGACGTGTGGCTCGTGGTCTCGCGCGACGGCGAGGGGAGGATCGAGCGATTCTCTCCGAATCACCTGCAGATGGTCAAGAGCGCGGTGGCTCCGGAGGAGCTTGTTCACCTCGACGCCGCGTGGGTCTATGCCGGCACCGCAACGACGGCCGTCACCGGCCTCGATCACCTGACCGGCCGGCAGGTGCGGATCCTCGCGGACGGGGCCGAGCATCCGCCGCAGACCGTACCTGACAGCGGGGCGCTCACGCTTGAGGCCGCCGCCTCGAATATCATCATCGGGCTGCCTTACGAGTCCTGCCTTCAGCCGATGCCGTGGGAGGCCGGCATGGAGGACGGTGCGTCCAGCGGCCGGAAGACCAAGGCCGGGCCCCTCGGGGCTCTGTTCTACAAGTCTGGAGCCTGCCAGTACGCCGATAGCCCGGCCGGCCCGTGGCGCGATGTCGTCTTCCGGCAGAACCAGGACGCCATGGACTCGGCCGTCCCCCTGTTCAGCGGGTGGCAGAAGCTGTCTC